TTTACCTGCTGGAAAGACTTATAAAGAGAAAAATGTTGTATCTTTATCCTCTGCCTTTTTAAAAGGCGAGTTAGAATATGATACTGCAAACCCTGATGCCCCTAAAGAGATTATTAAAGTTTCTAATGATTTAATCTCTATGATTAAGGTCATTTATAGAACCAGAATAGTTCCTTTATTTGGTGAGTATAATGAAAAGGGAGAAAAAGTTTCTAAAGGGATCATTAAGTTTTTGGAAATCAAAGACAATCCTACTGGAATCAGAAATTATCTTTTAGGTTATGCTAGAGAAAATGGTGAATTTTTGTATAGAACTACTGTTAAGGATGGGGTAACCTTTCAAAGAATGATTGGTTATAAACCTAATAATCCTGCTAAGTATGTTATTATCATTACTGACCATTTAAGAAAGCTATTACCTGAAAGAGGATTTAAGATGAAAGAAACTGTAGATAAATTCTCAGAATATGCTGTAGAGTTTAGAAACACTTGTAATTTCACATTTGTGCATATTATCCACCTTAATAGAGCACTGAGTGATATTGGAAGAAGGCAGTATGATGATGACAGATTGTTTCCACAGTCTGATGATATTAAAGAAACAGGTAATCTAAGTGAGGATAGTAATTATATCTTCACAATGTTTAATCCAAATGATGACAAGTTTAACTTATCTAAACATTTTGGAACTCCTATTAGAAGACCTGATAAATCTCTTTTGTATCCATTTATGAGAACTATACATTTAGTAGAATCTAGACATAGTGTTTGTCCTCAACACTTTAGAGTCAACATGTATGGTGATGTTAAGAAATTTGAACCTTTAACTATTTAAAAGAAAAAGTATGCCAAAGATTTTGGTTTTAGCCCCTAGTGGGTTTGGAAAGTCCACAAGTATTGGACAGATACCTGAGTTAGGTATTAAGGGGTTAAACCCTGAAGAAACTTATTTGATATCAGTTACTTCAAAGCCTCTTCCTTTCAGAGGAAGTGGGACAGCATATCCAATTACTACAATGCCTGACCTAAAAACAGGTAGAAGAATCATTACTGACAATGCAAAAGACATAGAAGCTATCTTCTTAAATTTAGTTGCTAGCCCNTNNAANAANATTGTATGGGATGACTCTAATTATGTAATGCAGAATTGGTTTATGGCTAATGCNTTGGCTAAGGGTTGGGATGCACCTAAGCANATTGGTTATTTTATGGGTAAAATCTTTGATGCCATAGAAAAACTAGATGCAGCAGGTAAAAATGTGATCATTTTGGCTCATGGGGACAATGTTCCTGGTGCTGATGGTAGAATCTATATGAAGTACAAAGCTACAGGTAAAATGGTAGATGAGTATTTGACTGTAGAGGGTAAAGTAGATGTTACTCTTATTGGTATTAGTAGATATGATGCTACTGCAAAGAAAGCTGTTAAAGAGTTCTTAACCAATGAGAATGAGCAGTATTCTTCAGCTAAATCCCCTATTGGGATGTTTGACCAACAATTTATTCCTAATGATTTAGGTTATGTTGTTGACAAAATTGCTGAATACTATGGATAATCTTCAATGGTATCTGTTAATTCTGCTAGGCATTATTGTTGGTGCTATGATAGGAATAATAACTATTGCTTTACTAAAAAGTAATAACCCTACTCAAAATCTTTGTCTAAGATGTTTAAATGAAACTGAAGAAGAAAGACAGTTGCAAGAACAATGGGAAGAACAACAAAAAGGTTACAATTAATTTTTAATTTTTAAATTTATACATTATGTCACAAGAAAATGTGCAAGCTGTTATATCAGCACCACAAGTTTTAAGAATCACTATTAGTGATGTTTTAGGCTTGTTAGACCAAGGTAAAAGCAGAAAAGAAATTGCTGAACACTATGGTAGAACTCANTTAGAGATGAANAAAATGGTTTGGGATCACCCTAAATTGAAGAACAGAAAAGCCAAAAAGCANTATGTAGGTATTGANCTTGAGGATGATACTGAAGACATCAATGATGTAGTTAGACCTCCTCTTCCTCCTGGAGAAGAAGAAACTACAACAACAGAACCTGTTATAGAGCCTGTTGCTGTAATGGAAGAAGTTCAAGTTGAAGGTCCATCTTCATCAGACTGGAATTAAGAATTTGTTTAATTAATTAAAAAAGACTAGATATGTCACAATTACCTGGATACGGATTCGTATCAGATTCAGATGAATCATTAAAAACAAAAAGTGGAGCCAGATTTGGTGGTAACTTTGGAGTAGCAACTTTAGCAAAATTTGCTTACAGTCCTAATGTAGCTAAAGCTGGTCAAGAGCCAAGAGAAGCTATTGAGATTGAAGTAAAAGTTGGAGATAGAAGCTACAAAGAATGGATTAATCCTGTAACTAGAGTTGTTGATAAAAACAATGCTGAGATTACAGATAAAACTTCTGCTGAATATATCAGTGGTTTTACTCTTCTAATGAATCAGCAAAATGCTACAGTAACTCATTATTTGAAAGCTGTTGGTGTTACTGAAGACGGATTAAAAGCTGCTTTCACTACTCCTGCAGTTAGCTTTGCTGACTATGCTTCAAGAGTTTGTGCTTTATTACCTATTGGGTATGATAAAAAGCCACTTGACTTATTCTTAGAATATCAATGGAACTTTGGTAAAAAGCAAGATGGTGGTCTTAATGACAAAACCTATCCTACTTTGCCAAAGAACATGAAAGGTGGTTATTTCATTATTCCTGCACAACCTGGAGTATTTGTTGAGAAAAAAGCTGAAGATGGTGCTTTATCTTATGAGAACTCTAATGGACAGAAACATCCTTTTGAAAGAGATGCTAACTTCATGACAGGTAACAAAGGTACTCAACAAGTATTGGGTCAAACTGCTAGCACTGGTGGAGCTATGGCAGCTCCTGCTATAGCAGGTAACCCTAATGGTACTTGGTAATAATTAATTAAAATCTAACCTCTTTTATATGAGCCAATATCAATATAATTCAGATAACTTGCATAGAAGAGGTTTTATTAGTAAGGAAAGCATTTTAAGTTTAGTCACTCAGGAACAGATATTTGAGTTAGTATTCAATTTTATTCCTCAAGAGTTTGATTATGTGGTGTCTCCTTTAAGAAAAGATAGAACTCCAGGATGTTGGTTTAGTTACCATACTAATGGAGTTCTTTATTTTATTGATTTTGCTTATAGCAGAACTCATAGTGATTGTTTCAACCTANTTCAAGACTTTTTTAAATTTCCTAATTTCTATTTGACTTTAGAATATGTCCATAANACCTTAATACAAGGTAAAACAGGCTTAGAGCCTATTATACAAAAAGAAGACAGTATCAAAGTAGTCAAAGAAAAAGTTAAACTCCTAATTGAAGCAAGGCAATATACCTCTGCTGATGTGAAATTTTGGTCTCAATATGGTATTAGAAAGAAACATTTAGTTGAAGACAGGGTCTTTCCTGTACAAAAGTTATTTGCTTTGAACACTAAATCAGGTAGTCATATAATTGATTGTAAAGATATTGCATACAGTTATAATGATTTTCCTGAATCTAGAAAGAAAGTCTATTTTCCTATGAGAGAAGGTAGTAGAAGGTTCTTAACTAATTGCACAAAGAATGATGTAGGTGGCATCAATTCCTTAATGCCTTATGGTAAAGAACTCATAATTACTAAATCTTATAAAGATTATAGGGTACTGAAGAATAGTGGCAAGAATGTGNTTTGGTTTCANAATGAAGGTATGATGCCCAATGATTTAATCTTAAATCAGTTGGTTAAAAATTTTGTTAANATCATTGTATGGTTTGATAATGATCAACCTGGTATTATAGCTTCTGAAAAAATTAAAACTCATATTAACAGCATTGTTCCAGGTAAGGCAAAGAACTTATGGCTTCCAGAAAGAAGTCTGGAAGAAGGTATAAAAGACCCTTCAGACTGTATTGCTAAAGACAAATCTTTATTTAATCAATTCTTAAAAGACTTCACAAGATGAATTTTAATCATATTCATCACTCTTGGAGACCTCTTCTGAGTGAATTTAACACAGATGCTTTCCTTTACTTCAAAAATGAATTGTTACCCAAAGAAAAATATTACCCTGAAGCTGATGAAGTCTTCAGGGTTTTTTCTATGCCTGTATCAGAAATTAAGGTTGTGCTAATAGTTAGAGAAGAAGCTTCTCCTATAGTACAAGAAGGCCTTTTCTTCTTAAGAATGTCCCTAACTTTTGGGGCAACCACAGACCATAGTGAATATTGGGAACCATTCATTAAAAAGGTTATCTATTTTATTGCTAGGAGTAATCCTTGCATTTGGCTTTTGCCAACAACAAAATCACAAAGTTATACAGCTAATCTACCTGCTAAAACTATATTTAATGTGATGAAGTATACTGATGAAACTATTCATCATATACCTTTCAATGTAGATTACAACTATGTGTTTAAAGGGATATATATTAACCTTAAGCATGTAAACCTCCTTCTTAAAAAGAAAGGATTAACTGAATTAAATAATTTTTAAAAATTAAAACCATGAGTGATGTACAAACTCCACAAAGAGAAATAACTATCTATGCTACTAGAGGTGGCCAAATGAAAAAAATCATGACTAATGTAAGTACTTGGGGAGAATTACAACCTCTTGTAAGAGCAGAAGGATTTGATTTAGGTTCTTTATTAGCAGCAGAAAACATTAACAAGTCTGACTTAGTAAATGATTTAGCTGTATTGCCAGCAACTGATTTTAGATTATTCTTAAGACCAAAACAAACTAAGTCTGGTGCTTTAGACAGAAAAGAATGTTTTGCTGCTATCAAAATTTATTTAGTAAATCATCCCCAAGATAAAGCTAAATTTACTGTTGATGGTAAAAATGTAACTCAATTGAGTACTGCTGTAGTTCAAGACCTAGTTGCTAAGTATATTGGTGGTATTAAATCTAAATCAAGTACTACTATAGCTTCTGAAACAATTAAAGAAGTTAAGTATGTTGCAGAAACTCCAACTAATGCTGATTTAACAGACATTGAAAGAGTAGAAGAAGCTTTGTCTTTAATATCTACCTTGAAACAGTATG